GCAAGCGCGATGCAGTCTATAGTGCCATGATGCGGCGGTTCGGCAAGCAGTACGGATACAAGATTGCGAACACCGAAGTTCACGGTCGTGGTTCACTTTCCGACAAGCGCACCGTTACCACAGCCAAACTAATAGAAGCCCGTGACTACAAGGCTGAGTACGCCAAGATGTACGGCGGCGACAACCCCACGCCCAAGCAGCGCAAAGCCATGAAAAAGAAAACATCGCGCAAGCGTATTCTTCGCAAGATGGGGCGCGAAGGAAAAAGCACGGACGGGCGCGAGATTGATCACAAGGACGGCAACGCGCTGAACAACGGCAAAAAGAACATTCGCCTTGTGTCTCGGGCAACCAATCGTTCTAAAGACAACAACAAGTGGCGGTAATTTTTGAATGTTGAAGTCTGTTCACGGCGACACGCCAGCATTACTAAATAATGCTGACAGCCGAAATCACTCAAAGGAGAACTCTTATGGCATTCACCGCAGGATCAGTAGAACTCGCAAAAGCGAACAAACTCGGCAACCTATTAGCAAGTGTATTTTCAGTATTCGGTGCGACTGGTACCGCAGGAACCACAGGCGCAAAGAAGATTGAGAATTACGCCAGAAAACTCGGTTTCGGCATCACTGGTCTGACCACGGGCGCAGGATTCCCCCCATTCGGAACGGTTCTGCCGTCCTACGCAACAGGAATGCGAGCCGCGCTCCAAAATCCTCGCGGTGAAACAATGGCAAACGGCATTACTCTTGGTGCGCTTGAAGGACAAACCGTTGGTATCTTCTTGAAAGAGATTGTTCGTGACGGTGCAGACTATCAGGCAACCATGTTCCGAGGTCTTACTCTTGCATCTGCCACAACAGTGACGGGAACCACATTTCAGATCAATGGTGCTTTCACTGCACACACCAACGATCTAGTAGTAATTGGCAGCAACACATACAAAATCACAAGCGGATTCACATCTGCTGTCGCTGCTGGAAAGTCTGAAGTTACTGTTCAGCCTGCCATCGGAGTTGTGTTCCCTGTGGCTACGGCATTGAATCTACAGACCATTGGCGTGACTCGCGGTACTATCGGAATTGCAGGCACAACATTTGAAAACTTCCAAGGCAGAGGACTTGTTAACGGTGGATTCACTGCCGCGATTTACTACGCGGCACCATCGGGCGGAAGTGGTACTTGGGTGGTTTCCTAAAGTTAATACACATTAAAGGAGAATTATTCTATGGGACTTTCTAATAGACAACGGGCACTTCAAGATCACCTTACTCGGGTAGCCAAGCGCATGGAACAAAAGTTCGGTGTGTCTGGAATTCCTACTGATGTTCTCATTAAGCGTGTGGGAGAGAAGCAGATTTCTCTGGACAACCTTGGTGGTGTCACCGCCAACGCTTATAGTTTCACTGTGATTAGTAATACCACTGGTCTGACCACCGATGATCAGATCATTGTGCCGTATGACGCATCTTTGCCCAACGGTATTTTCGGATCTCCTGCTGCGCTTGTCATGCTTGCAAAACTCAAAGCAGGAACAGACAGCGTGGATTTCCATGTAATTGGTGACTCTAACGCGGGAAGTCCTGGCTCTGAGGGATGGGTAAATGGAATTGCCCGAGGTCTTATTCAGGGTTGTTGCGCGGCAATGTACGCTACTCCTGTCTTTCCCGCTGGTGTGTGCTACAACAGTACTGCTGGTTCTTTGTATAGTGGATTAGGTTTTCGAGCGGACGCATACCTTACTCCTGTTGGTCTGTTAGGAAATGCTGGCAAATCTTATACTGACGGAAGACTTGCACCCAACGACATTAAGCGTTACTTCAATATTACTGGTGTGTCTCTTGGATTGGGCTACGCATGGACCGATCAGTATATGACCAATTTTGTATGGGCAGATGGAGTGGGAGTCACCTACTCCACAAATGAACTGAATTCAATTTTTGACTACCAAACCACTGGACTGGCTGCGTTTGGAATGGATACCCGAAACGCACTCACATATAGAGTTGTACATAGTGTAATTCCAGGTAACACTGGTTCAACAGGATCTAGTCTGTCTCTTATGTTTAATGGAGTATCCACGGGATACACTAATGCTGGACCGATGAGTTCTTATATTTTTGGTCCTGCGGATGGAAGAGGGGCAACATACTATCCTCCATGCGGAACTCCTAATGATGTGGGATTCCGAGTTTCTGCTTCTTCTGGAGTACGAGGTAGCACGGGGATATCTGTTGCAAAACTAACCTGGAACGCAGATTCTACTAGAAGAGGTGTTACAATTGGTTACAATTTCTACGGTCGCGCACCAGGATTTACTACTGCTTTCGGTCCTGTTGCTGTGTATCTTGAATCCGTTCACTGCAATAAAAAGGGATGGGCAGTTTCTTGTATAGCGTATCTTGGTGGATTTACTACAACAACCATTGCAGACCAAATAGTTAAATTTGCACAGACAACAGACAGCACGGATAACTCTGGATTGAAGACTGTAATCAAAGAAACCAGAGAGCGTCAAATTGAGGCTGGTGGTAGTGGAAATCTGATTGTTTTCATCAATTCAGGAATCAATGATGTTGGTGGAATTCCAGGTACTAACGAGTCTTCAGCAATTGCAGCATATCAGACTAATTTGGCTAGAATCACTTCAATATACCGCCAGATGTGGAGTGAACTTGGATATCCAGACAACGATCTGGCATTCATTGCGACTATTACTCACCCGACTATTGCGGGTGATACTAATTCAGATGGATTGCGGGCTGCGGCACAATCTTTCTCGGAAATACAGCCAGACAACAACAACTCATCCACACCATACAGAAATGTGCTGTCTGTTGACTTGACTAAACTAGGACTAAACGGAATTACTTTTGGTGGTTTGACATCAGGTAATTCTTTCAACGGAAATCGTTCTTTCTATACTATTGACGGGGGCAATGGTGTTCACATGGAACCAGGGCAAACGGGTGGATATTCTTACCTCTCCGAACTAATGATTAAAAGATGTTTGGAATACGCAGACCCTAATTACTGAGTGTAACACATGGCTGAAGAGTTTGATTTTGGCTTCACGGCGGTAACAGGGGAGGAGTTGGGTGCGGTGGTGACACCACCAACTCCTCCCCTTCCGTCTATAAACAAAATCACCGCCATCACGCACAGTTACGGAGTATGAACATGGACATTGAACCCTACAAAAGCCTACGCACTAGCATTCTTGAAGTGCAAACTGCTACCAAGCCAACCAAACCTGCGGGAACCAAACCTGCTGCGAAGACTCCTCACAAGGTGGGTGAGCCGTGGCAGACTGCCAGTGGCAGTTGGGGCGGCAAGAACAAAGAAGGCAAAACAGAATACTTTGATTCGGAAGACAACGCCAAAGCATGGCTTGCTGGCAAGGCTGCTCCCGCAGGGCAAGTAGCACAGCCAGGAGACATCTCACGCAAAGTTGAATTGGATCAGGACGGTTACGAAAAGAAGCCAGACCCGAAGGGAGCAGCACAGACGAATGCAAAAACTACCGCAGTCGCAGGAGCAAAACCCACAGCACAACCAGCAGCAGGAGGAGGAGCAAGAACTCCCCAAGCGCAAACGGCAACCACTGATACGCAGTATAAAACACAACCGCAAGGTGTCGAAAAAGGTGCAGCACAAACGCAAGTAGCGGCTGATGCTGAACAATACCCTGAAGTTGCGCGTGAGAATCCTGCCACCGAATTTGATTCAGAATTCAAGACTGATCCCAAGGCAACAGAAGCAGCCAAGACCAAGCGCGATCCTCGCAAGGCTAACATTGTGGCAGCAGCCATTAAAGCCAAAAAGTTTGCAGGACCGAAAAGTAACGAAGACTCTGTGTTTGGTGATCCCAAGAAAGAGCGTATGTTCGTTGATGAACTAAACCACGCTGCGCTTTCGGCTATGCGTGGAGAAGCAGCATACGACTTTGAGTTGTGTTCCAAAGCATTTGCTGATGTGGGATTCTGCTTTGATCCCAAGACCAAGAGCGGCGTGTCCAAGGGCATTCCCCGTGATCGTATGCCGCAGTTCTCTTCGCAGGTTGATCCCAATCAAACAGACTCTCCTGCCTTCAAGGCTCTGCTGCAATCCAAGGGATACACTTCTCCTGATCAGGTTACACCCGAAGACTTGAAGGCAGAAATCAACATGGAAAAGGAATTCCGGAAGGCTCTTGAGGATGACGGCTACGAAATCGTAGAACAAGATGCCCCTGTTACTTCTCTGAAGCCCATTCAGGGGCAATTGAAGGGCGAGAAGATTGCAGGAATGTACGGAACCCTGCTTGCAGCACAGGAAGACGAAACCTACGCCAAGCAAGCGGCGCGTCTGCTTGAACCCATCTATGTGAGCGATGGCTATGTGATTGACGGGCATCACCGTTGGGCAGCACAGTGTGCTGTTGATATTGCAAACGGTGGCGGTGCAAACACCACCATGAAAACCCGTACCATCACCAAGGGCGGCAAGCCTGTACCACCCGAAGACATTATTGCGTTCTCAAACAATTTTCAGAAGAGCGTGGGTCTGCTGAGTCAGACTCGCGGCGGTGAAACAATTCCCGAGAAGAAACCAAAAACACAGAAGGAATGGACTATGAGCAAATTCGGCGCAAAGCGTATACAAAATCTCGTGGAGTCTTTGAATGAAGCCGCCAAAGCCAAGTTCAAGAAGCCGCCTATTGCTAGTGATGAGCCAAACACATTTGGTGCTGGTGCGGTGCTTCAGCGCGGCAATTCAAATCGAAGAGTAGACAAGAAGGGCAAGCCTGTTACCTCGCTTGCACAGCAAGTCACCCGTGATGCCCGTGCTGGCAACGCAATTCAGAAGAACGAGAAGACCGCAGCGGATCTGCTGTCCACCATGAACAAGAAGCCAGAGGGCACCACATTTGAAGTATACGGTTCCAAGGACGGCAAGGAAACATCTGTAAAGGTGAAGAAGGTTCGGTACATGGGTGATGTAATATACATGGTGGGAACCAATGAAGTGGAATTGCGCGTTGCCGGTACAGGGCTGCAAATCATTTCAAAGAAGAGCCACCGTATGCTGCTTGATCGCGGCGCGGATCTGATTTGGGAGAGCGCAGATTTCCTTGATGTGGGACGCGAAACCATTACTGAAATTCGTAAACTCACCAAGGACGAACTGAAGACCGTTCGCACGGACATGAAGAAGCCCACTCCAAAGAAATAAACATGAAATCATTCAAGGATATCCGCGATCACGCTTTCTGCTCACTTCAAAGAATTGTCTTTGAAGAGTTTGACGCTGAACTCACAGAAGAGCAGATTGTTTTGGATATGCCTTCGCTTTCCTACGAAGATGTGGTAGACTACCTTGACGAGAACGAGGTGGAGTGGGAAGAAAAAGATGGAGTCATCTACATTCTTGACGCTGTGGAAGAAGCCGAGATCAGCATTGAAGACGATGACTCCGAAGAGATTGAAGAATCGGTTGACATTGAAGCCGAGATGCTGAACGAAGTTGCTGCCAAGCGCAAGATCGTGGTTCGCAAAGGACGCAAGAAGATACTGTTCAAGTGCGCTCCGGGCTTCAAAAAGAAAGGACCGCGTACTTGCGTTAGACGGGCTACGGGTCAGTTGCGTAAAATGAAACTCACTGCAAAACGGTCTGCGCGAAAGGCTCGTGGCAAGCGATCACAAGCCAAACGAAAGCGTAAACTTTCACTGCGTAAGCGTTTGACATTCGGATTGCGTCCTCGAAAAAAGAGATAATACATGATACAACATGAGCAGACCGACAATGGTGGATCGGTTACCGTGAAATCCTTGGAAGGGTTGGCTTTCGTTTCGTATTCGTATTCTAATCCGCAGTCAACACTCTCCCTGTGGTGCAGCGCATCCGATGCGTCCACTCCAAAACTAGTGAATGCTGTGGTGGAAAGTCTCGCAGAGCGATTCTCTCCCACCGTGCTGTGTGTGTCTGCCAAGCACACAGAAACCCGCTACACACCCAAGGTGCATTCGCTGTTCAAGTGTTGGGGAAACCCACACCAATCAGTGTACGCTGAAGCATTCAATTCACGGGATATGTTTAGCAGGATTTGCAGTCTGTCGTATGCCATGCACAACACAGACATTGTAAAGGTAATCGGAGAAGAGATGGAGTTCTACGAGTACCGCGCAGTGATGAACGATCTTCGCAAGAAGACCACCCCATTTGAGTTCTTGTCTATTAAAGAAGAGTGCGATCACAATATTAAAAGCACCTCTGCTGCGTGTGTGCAAGCACTGATTCGCTCTGCCACATCGGCACTAGACTGCCTGTCAGAACGACAGCAACAGCCTTTCCGTGAAGCACTGTCTGCGCTTGCTGTTCGCCAATCAGGTGAGCGAGGATTCGACACCAAGTATTCGTATATACGAGAAGCCACCACGGCTGTGCTGTTGCCAGCAGTGGTGCGATTTGGAAACGCACACCCGTTCACACAAACAATCTTTTCAGAATTTTCAAGTGCTGCATCACAATATACAGGCGCGTGTACAGATTTCATTTCTGAATACGCCGAAATATTGAATGGCAATTCTTCAAATTCAGATTGACACCCTACATACTTACAGGAGATCACTATGACAAACATGAAAGACTATCTTGCTTGGGTCAAGCAAAATCAACAGAACAATCCTGAATGGCGTGATGCCACCCGTTGGCAGAATCGCAATCAGACTCCCGTGAACCCACCAAAGCCAACACAGCCCAACGGGTTGCCTGAAGGCACAGAGATTGTGGACGAACAACCAAAAGAGTAAATATGAAAACTTTTCATCATGCGTTTGTGACACTAGACGAACAAATTGAAACCATAGAAATCAACGGCAGCAGGAGATACAAGACTCCTGCTGGTCTTTTTCCGTCTGTCACCACCGTGACAGGATGGAAGAAGCGTGCTTTCTTTGCCAAGTGGCGGCGTGACAATCCCGAAGAATCCAAACGAGTACTATCCCGTGGCACAAAACTACATTCACTCATCGAAACCTATATCCGCAACGATCTTACGCCAACTACGCTCTCTGAGTCGGAAGGAACCACAGAGAGGGACTTATTTGTGTCGATGCAACAAGAAATTGATCGTATCGGGACGATCTACGCGATTGAAGTGCCGCTGTGGTCACAGAAGGTGGGTCTTGCGGGGCGGACGGATTGTATTGGTGAATTCGATGGGGTTCCGTCTGTCATCGACTTCAAGTCATCCAATTACCCAAAATCCGAGGACGCGATTCAAGACTACTTCATGCAGGCTACCGCGTATGCGCTCATGTGGCAAGATCTCACTGGGCAGGAATTGCGAAATATTGCCATTCTGATTGGCGTGGAGGACGGTGGCTGTCAGGTGTTCACCGCTGATCCAATGGACTATGTGCCTGATTTGGTGGAAGCAATACAGACTTATCGTGCGGAGCAGCCCGTCCAAGTTTCCTAAATACGGAAGCGGAGGACACCTTTGATACGATTCACGGAACACCTAACAGAAGCAGTAAAAGCCTCCGGTGGCAAGAATGTCCATTTGGAGCATCTTGAGGACGAAATCCTCAACAACGGCTACTCTGGATTTAAATCTGCTGTTGCTGCTGTGCGTGGTGTTGCTGATTCACTGTCTGCCACTGCTCCAAGCAGTCACGAAATCACGGTGAAGTGGGATGGCGCACCCGCCATCGTTTGTGGCATTGATCCGTCTAGTGGCAAGTTCTTTGTGGGCACGAAGAGCGTGTTTAATGTGACCCCCAAACTAAACTTCACTGATACAGATATTGATCTAAACCACCCGTCACCGGGTTTGAATGAGAAACTCAAACTTGCATTAAAGTATTTGCCTAAACTTGGCATTACAGGCATTCTGCAAGGCGATCTCATGTTTGACAGCAGCAGTCTTGTACGCGCCAAGATTGACGGCAAGTCCGTGCTGACCTTCACGCCCAATACTATTACCTACGCAGTGGAGCCAAACAGTCATTTGGGCAAGCGCATCACTGGCGCAAAGATAGGCATTGTGTTCCACACCGCATACGAAGGCACTACCATTTCAACTGCAATCGCCAAGTTTAATCCTGACTTGAGCGGACTGCGAAACACCAAAGATGTGTGGTTTGACAACGCCACACTGCGGATTGCAGACGGCAGTGGTTTGTTCTCGGCTGATGATCGCAAAGAACTTGAGTCCGTGATTGCGCGACTTGAAGACACTGCATCAGCATTAAAAATAACCATGAACGCAATTTCAAAAAATGATGGAGTGAAAGACGCAATCAAGATGTATGTGAATTCTCTTGTGGCGCAAGGCACAATGACTTCACACGCAGATGTAAACGATATGCTTGCTTTCCTTGGAGCCAAAGCCCAAGCCAAACGCAAAACCAAGATGACCAAGCCCACTCCGTCAATGGATTGGATCAAGCGTAATCGCAATCAGATTGCTCGGGTGTTTGCCCTACATAATCAGTTGGCACAACTCAAACTGATTGTGGTGAAGAAACTTGCGTCCTTGTCGGGCAAGATTGGAACATTCATCCGTGACGGTAAAGGCTACCGCGTCACGGCACCTGAAGGATTCGTAGCCATTGATCGCATGAGCAATGCGGCAGTGAAACTAGTAGACCGTCTAGATTTTTCGCACAGCAATTTCACAGTGCCGAAAAATTGGGGCAAAAAATAACGAGCAGTTGGTGTTTCTAGTGCATATCGGGAGGTGATCTAAGTGGCAAAACAAGTTGGAGAGAAATCTAAGACTTCGCGTCCCGGCAAAACCATCGTGGTTGCATTCGGACGCTTTCAGCCACCTACTAGCGGACATCAACTGCTCGTTGACAAAGTGGAACTGTCCACGTAAAGATATGTATTGAAACAGACATATTATCCTCCGTTAGCTTAAGCGGGTATAACGCTCCGAAAATCGTC